GGGCGCTCGACGTCGTCGCGCAGCATGTCGTTATAGACCTCTGGGCCGGCCATCGCCGCAAGCGATGCAAGCACGCCCCACGGGCCGCCTAAGCCAAGAGCGCGACCGCCAAGCGCCTTAGCGCCATTCCAGAGCGCGCCCTTGAACATCCAACCCAAGAGGCCGGCGCCGAGAACGCCTAATTCGCCCTTTCCGCCGAGCGTTTGGTTGGCCTCTTTCAAAGCGCCCGTCACGTAAGGCAGCACGTTCGACCCGAGATTGATCAACTCGACGTTGAGCCCGGCGAACGCAGTGCGGAATTGAACGATCGGCGAGTTTTCGAGCGCCTGTTTCCACATCGGCTCGCCCGCGATGAATCCCTTTTCCTCGTCTGCAACCGACGCCATGATTCCACGATTGGTCGGGTCGGCGAAGAATCCCGCAGCCCTTCCCCCTTGCTGGCCCCACAAGGCTTTTTCGACCGCAAGCCGATGCGCCGGGTCCATCTTGGCGATTGCGTCGCCAGCAATGCCCGTCATTTTGACTAGATCGGGGCGGCCGTTGGTGAACCACGTCGGCTCGTCATGAGCGTCGATAAGCCCCAACGATTTGAGCGCGGCCTCGTGCTTCGCGAAGAGCATCTTGGACATCAGCGACGTGCCAGGGAATGACTGCATCGCGAGTTGCGAAATCCAGGTTCCCGACTTCGTGTTCTGAATGCCCGCGCGCTGCATGCTGGTGACCATTAGGAGCAATTGCTCCGGGTCAAAGTCGGCCGTCCGCAGCATCGGAATCGCGTAGGACGCCGCACGCTCGATCTGCTCCACTGACACGGGCGTCGTCGTCGATAGATAGGCGAAATGGTCGGCGAGTTTCGCAATCTCGTCCGGGCTGTATTTCCCCTCCATATGCGCAAGGCCAACGAACGCCTGCATCGCCTCTGGAATTGTCGTGCCGTTCTTCAGAGACGCCTCAGTCGCGGACGCGGCCAGCAGGCCGGGCATCAGCGCGAGGCGCTTTTCAAGGTCTATGCCAGCGAGTCCGCGCGTGCCGGTAAGGATTCCTTCCTCGATCTGCGCGAGCGGCAGCCCGGTCATCGTGTACGCCTTCAGGATGGAGTCGCGGATTTTCCCGAAGAGCGGATTCGATTTCTCGTTGCCGGTCGTGATTTGGCCCGACAGGAAGATTTTGTTCACGAAGTCTTCGATGTTCGCTTCTTCGTAAGCCCCGTAGCCGATAGCGCCGGCCGCCGCGAGCGCGGGCGTCCCGCCGATATGTGCGCGTTGACCGCCCGGCAGCGCCACGGCGGCCCCGGCGAAGTTGAGGCCGCCCCCATGCGACGGGCCGGCGCCGGTTCTCAAACTCCGCGGCCCGTTGAGCGCCCGCGACTCGGCGGCAATCGCCTTCATTTCCCGCGAAACGTTTCCGAGGTTCGCGGCAGTCGCCGCCATCGCCGAGTCCATCTTCGCGAAGCTCGCGGACGCCACGTCGCCAGCAGCCTTCGACGCACCGGAAATCGCCATGAAGCGCTTTTCCATAGCGCCGAGCGAACGGTTTAAGCCCGGAGGCATGACAAGCAGCTTCATGGCGGCTTGCGTCCGGTCGATTGAGAGTTGTAACGAGTTGAACAGGTCCATCAGTCGCTTTAGGACTGGGCTTGCATCATCAAGAATCGTGAAACGTGCGCCCACGGCGCCGGCTTCGATCATCACTTTGTTCCAAATTGTAAGAGTCTCTCGGCGAACTTGCCGAAGGTCTTGGCGATGACGGGAGTCGCCAGCCAAAGGGATTTGAACAGGAACGATCGCGGCGGCTGGCCGTGGCCCGGCCCCATCGTTCCGAGTTCGGCCCAAAGGGCTTCCTTCTGATCGGAATAAACGAGACCTTCCACGCCGCCCGCTACCGCCTCGGCCTTTGTGGCGATGCTGGCGCGCATGTCGCCGGTCCGGAGCAAAGGCTCATTCGCGGGAAAGCCGCGGGCGACGCGATCATCCTGCGTCGCCTCGGCGAGTTGCGGCCAGCCATATTCGTATGTTCCGATGACGCGCTTCGCCTCTGCCGCGACCGCCTTCATGACGACTTCGGTAGGCTCGACGAGGCCGACTTCCGCCGTCTCGGCGGCGCGGCCAAGCATCTTCGCGAATTCCGCGCATGACATCATGGCGCGCCTCGATTCTTCGTTGTCATTTGTCGGGCTCGCGCCACTTCAATTCGTTCCAATCCCACTCGCCCCCGCGGGCCTCGCCGAAGGCAACACCCCAGGCGAGGATTTCGGCTTCGTCGAAGCGCTCGACATCGGTTAGGCTGAGTCCATTGCGCACAAGCCAAGCGATGTCGCGAAGGGGCGTGCGGGTTACAAATTTTGGGCGGCGGTCGCCACGTCCTCGCGTTCGGGATTGAGGGCGACAAGGCCCTTCACGACGGCTTCTAGCCCATCTTCGTCGAGGCGCTGGACAAGCGCCGAAAGTTGAATCTGATTCATGGGAAACGCGACGGGCAAGCCCTCAAGTTCCGTGACGGCGGCGGCGGCGTTCGCGTAGCTCATGAAAAGCCGATTTTCCGAGTCCTCGGCACCGACTGCCTTAAACAGACGCATGCGATCGAACGCCGACAGCTTCTTGATCTTGATCGATCGCCCGCGCGAGTCGACGATGATCGCGTTGCGGTTATCGACCAAGGTGACGCCGTTCCCGGCGGGCGGGGCAACCGGAGCGGCGGCAATGACGGGGGCGGCGGCGGCCGGCGCGGGAACGGGCGCAGCGGCGGCGCCGGCAGTGGAAACGGAAACGTTCGTAAGGCTTGCCATCAGCGAAAAGCTTTCATGGTTGTGGAAAGATCGAAAAGGGAAAGGGGCCGGCGCTCGACGAGCGAATCAAGCCGAGCGCCGGCCAAGCGACATTGATCAGAATGCGTCCCTACGCTTTCGCCGATGGAAGGCGGCGCCGACCAATGTCGATGGGAATAGGCAGCGGCGGGACCGGTCAGGGGAAGGAACTGAACGGCCCCGCTGCGCCTCGATCCCGACGCGAAAGACCAGCGCATCGGGAGAACTGAAATGGTCGCCGCGGCGCCAGATGAGGGGCAACCGGCGCCGCGGCGCATCGTCGCGTGAGACGCCTGGAGAAGGCTTGCGCGGTGGCGAAGAGTCCGCGTCACTTCGACGAATTCGGAAGGGCAGGTGCGGGCGCGCCCAAGGATCAAACGCGCCCGCACCCCGGCGCGGAAATTATCCGCCCCGCCGCGCCCAAGCGGCCAAGCTCATACGGGCGCGGAATTTGGGATCGTGAGTCGAGGAAGAACCGGCGCGACCGGCGCCGCATCTTCCGCTTCGGCCTCGGCAGCCGGTGCGGCGGCTTCGATCTCGACGACCTCGGCGGCGGCCGGCTCGCTCGATGCGGGCTCGGCGTCGTCGGCTTGCGCTTCGTCATCGGCGGCGGGCGGCGGCGGCGGATCGAGCGAACTCACGACCGTGAAACCCGCTGGCCCGTCGCAGATCGAATCGAGGGTGAAGAGCGGCGCGTCTATCAGGCCGTCCTCGCCGATCTCGAAATGCTCGCCGCCGTGACTGAAGCCGGTCGTTCCGATAGGCGGTCGGACTTTCACCGTCTGGCGCGGGCCGCTGGCGAGGGCGGCAATCGCGCTGAGCAATTGAGCCTTCAGGTCGCCGGTGGGCAAGGTGCGGGCCAGGGCTTCGACATCCGCAATCGAGGTCTGGCGCGGTTCGGGCGGCGCCGGTGGGACGTCGTCGGGGGCCAGACTGAAGCCGCCTGTGTGCATCAAGGGGCCGAGAACGTCGGGGTCGTCGGGGAGATGGAAATATCCATCGTCGTGGGGATGATATGCGACGCCCGCCGCGTTGCACTCGTCTGTGCCTTTCGGGCCAAGTAGCCGGATCATTTGCGTCATTTCTGAATTGCCTTCCTTCGCGTTCCGTTCACCTTGGTGGCCAGGGCGCGAATTTTGATTGCGATGGATTCAAGTTCATTTTCGGCGACCGCACGGGCTGGACCCGCGACCATTTCTCCGATCGAGGCGACGAGCCCGGTCAGCGCGGCGGCGATCGTGATCGGCGGCGGGCGGCGGGGCGGCGCCGTGAAGGTGCGACAATCGGTCATCGAATGGCCCCCGGTTCCAAGGTGGCGAGGTAAGAAATCTCGCGGACCAGCGCAGCCTCGTCGCTTTGCATCTTCGCTAGACTGCGCTCCATGTCGGCGAGCGCACCGCTAATGTAGTCGATCGCGGCGCGCTCCTTCTTGCGCACGGCGTCGCTTTCTCCGAGGCCGGCCGCCTTCAGCGTCTCTGGATTCGACTGCCGATCGACCTCGTCGAGATCGGCTTGCAGCGCGTCAAGTTGCGCGACGACGGCGCGCGCCCTGCGCAACGACCGCCCCGCCATGCCGCCGTCCGTCATTTTCGCTGCCCTTTCTTCGCGGGCGGCGCATTGCCGGAAAGCAACCGCAGTTCGGTCGCGCGGATCGCGACGGCCAAATCATCGAGCCGCCGAGTCATCGCAGCCTTGGCCAAGCCGTCGGGAAGCGCGCTCACTTCCGCGACGGCGGCGGCGTGGGCGGCGTTGAGTTTGCGCGTCGCGACCGGCGAGGCCACTTTTTGCAGCGCGGCCGTTGAACCGCGTTCGCCAAGAAAGCCGACGAAGATTTCGGAGTTTCTCATGTCACTCCCCCAAAGTCGCGCTGGCGTCCGCGTGGAGTCTGCCGACAAGCGAGCCCCACTCGACGCGGTACTTGCTGGCAGCGTCGACGTCCGGCACAGCCCGCGGGAAGATTTTTTGCAGCCGCTTGGTGAGGGTTTCGAGCATCACAAAGAGCGGGCGCGCCTGGTTGGCGTCCGGCGTCGATCGCGCCATACCGCCAATCATGTCCTCGACGAAGCCGATCCGGGCGGCTTTCACGCCAAGGGCGTGGTTCGCTTCTTCGAAATCGGCCAGAAGCGGTTCGACCTCTTCGAGAAGGACGTTGGCAACCACTTCGTCGATCACCGCGCCGAGCCCCGGCAGTTTGGCAATCTCGCGGTCGCGCTCGGCCGCCAAAGCGGGTTCGGCACCCCTTGCGGCCGCGGCTTTGGCGCGAACGTCGACGAGCTTGCGAGTCAAACGTTCGCGCCTTTCGACGTCAGTCTGTGGCGCATCGCCTTCGCCACTGCGCGCCCAAACGCCCATCGCGACGGCCTCGACAGACTCGAGTGCTTGCAGTTCGCTGACGACCTGGCCTTCGCTCGTCTGCGCCGTGGCGAGGCGTTCCAGTGCGGATTGTATGCCGTCGATTTTCGCGGCGATTGCGTTGCGTTCCTCGATCATCGAGGCCAGCCGGCGACGCGCGTCGCTCTGAGGCGCGGCGGCGGCGGTAGTGAATTTGGCCATTGGGTGTTTTCCTTGTGCTTTCGAGCTTACGCGGACACGCCGGCGACCGTCCGCCAAGTCGCGCCGTCATGTATGACGAATTCGGAAAGCGTCGTGTCGTAGTATACGAAACCGGCGGCGGCGAGATAAGGGGGCGTTGTGTTCGGGTTTGTTGAAGGCCGAGCCGACGTCGGCCCCGATACGCAGGCCTTCGTCCAGCCGTTCGCGGCCAAGATACCCGCGTCGATGTCGGGAACGTCTTGATAACTGCCCGGCGCGCCCGTATAGGTGCGCCCGTTGGCAACGGTAGTCTGGTAAACGATTTCGATGGGCGGGAACATTCTGAAGGTGGTCATTGCTGTCCTTGTCTATACTTGTAGCGCTCATGCGCGTGCTTCAATCGCGGCGGTTTCGCGCGCGATGAACTGGTGAGCCGGCCTTTTTACCGGCGAAAAATTATTGGGGCGGAGTCGCGAAAGGCGGCGCCGCATTTTCTACATGAAAAGTTTGGACGTAAGGTGGCCCGGCCCCCGGAGCGAGGCCGCGCTTAATTCTGCGCGCCTCGACGAAGCGCCCCGACGCGGTCGACGCCGATCGCGAGCGAGCGAGCCCGCGTTGCCGTCGCGTAGTCGGCTAACGAGCGGGCGCACGCCGGCAACGCGACGCGCGGCGCTACGTTGATGGCCGCGAAGTGCGATCGCCGCCAGCCGGCCGCGTTGGCGATCGTCGCCCCGGTCTCCAATCGATCAACGGGCGACGGTATCGGCGCGCACCGCGCCGACCGCCGGAGCTTACCCCTCTTCAGGCGCGCATGGTGCAATGGCTTGGCGCTCGCCAGCGAATCCAAATCGTCGGGATGGTCGCGATCCATGCTCGCGGGTCGGTTCATTTTGGGTATGCCCTAACGAAACCGCCTGAAAGCCGGTTCATAAATACCATTTGACAATCCAAACTGAACCGATATAACGAAACCATCTAAACTGAACCGATGGGGATTCGCGATGTTCGTCCGGTCGTACCTAAGAGCCTCAACAAACGAGCAAGACGCCACGCGGGCGCGAGCGGCGGTCGAAGCCTTTGCGGCCGGACGCGGGCTTACGATCGCCGCGACCTACGTCGAGAACGAGTCCGGCGCCAAACTCGCGCGCCCCGAACTGTTCCGGCTAATCGCCGACGCGCGGCCGGGCGACGTTCTACTAGTCGAACAGGTCGACCGCCTGTCGCGCCTGACCGATGCGGACTGGCAGAAGCTGCGCGCCGAACTCGCCGCGAAGCAAATCCGCGTCGTCGCGCTCGACCTTCCGACAAGTTGGCAGCTTGCCGCGCCGGCCGACGAATTCACAAGCCGCATGTTCGGCGCTGTCAATTCGATGATGCTCGACGTCCTCGCGGCCGTGGCGCGCAAGGACTACGAGGATCGCCGCCGGCGCCAAGCGGAGGGGCAAGCCAAGGCGCGGGCCAAGGGCTTGTATCGCGGCCGGCCGGAAGACACCGCACGGCTCGCCGGGATCGCCGCGCAGCTTAGGGGCGGCGCGACGTGGACGGCGATTCAAGAGGCGACGGGATGCTCGCGGGCGACCATCGCCAAGGTTGCGGCAAGGCTCACCGCCCCGGCCGCCGCCGACTGACTCGCCTTCGCGGCGGCGCGGCGCTCGCGCATGTATGCCGCCCGATCGCGCTTCGGGCCGTCCGGTCTCACTTCCGCGGAAGCGAGATTGGTTACGCTCGGGTGGTTACGCGGCGGGGCGCTGGTTACGCGCTGGTTACGCGGGGCGCGGGTGGTTACGGTCGGTTTGGCGGCAACGGCCGGCACGTCGACGAACTGATCGCGGATCATGCGGCCAACTTCGCCGCCGCCGCGACTTTGAGGCGGGCGCGACGCTTCCTTTGGCGCTCTGCCCCGGTCTGCGCGCGCTTCGGCGCCGGCGCAGAAAGCGCCAGCGGCTGCCTTGGATAGTCGGCTTCGATCCGAGCCGCCATTTGCGCTTGCCATCGGGCCAAATCCGCAAGACCTTCCTCGGTCGATCCGTCATAAATAATAACGGTTTGGCAATCAATATCGTAGATTCCTAACCGAGTGATCCCCGGATCGCGCCCGTTATCCGGGAGAAACACGCAACTCTGCGGTCTTTTCTTGGCGGCCTCGGCGGCTTCGGCGGCGGCGGGATCGTCACGCACGAGCGCGCGGGCGGCTGAAACGCGGGCGTGGTCGGCGGCGTCGGGATTATCGGCGACCTCGGCGAGCGTCGCCCAGGCGCGGCTTCGCATTGCCTTGGTCGGCTTTTCCAGTTTCTTCTTGGACATCGGATTTCCTCGTTTTCGCATAAAGATATGTGCATACGTCGAGCGACAAGCCTTCCTCTTCCCCTACCTCCCGTTTTCTGCGCGACTCCGGGCGCATGGCTGTTACAATGTAACACTCTGGGAGGCTCGCGCGGGGCCGTTCGTGACAATCCTGCTTGACAGGGCGGCGTATCTCACCGAATTCCGAGTGAATAGCGGGGCCGCGGGTTACGCGACTGTATGGCCTATAGGGGTGAAAGGGGCCTGCCAGGGGGGTTGAGCTCGATCGGCGGCGTTACCGGCGTAGGACATCGTGGCGTCACCACATACATTGCTCAAGGAATTGCGGGGATTTCAGGCGTTTCGTCGCCTTGATCGGGTCCGCCGGCAGGCCGTTTCGGATACGCCACCGGAAGTGGTCACTAAGTGGTCAAGTGATGACTAGTGGCCACTTTCCCTATAAGTAGTATTTTACAAAATTCACCTTCCAAGGAGAATGACCACTGATGACCACTTGACCACTTAGTGACCACTTGAACGGAGGGCGAGTTCTACGCGACAAGATGTAAGTTGGGGGCGATCCAAGGGCGGACACCATCGCGCAACTTGTCGCTGCGCCGCCAGCCGTGACTCGCCATGATCGAGGTTATGCGTCTGGTGTCGGACGTCGCGATGCGCTGGGCTTTCATATCGAGCGCGCCCGTCGCGACCTCCCCCACGGTGACGCTGGCGCCATGCTTCCCTTGGCTAGAGCTTGCATCCGCCTTGCGGGCCAGGAAGTTGGCGATTGGCTCATCCCATGCGTCGATCTCGCGCCGCGCCTCTTGGACAGGCTTGATATGCTTCCGCTCAAATTCGGCGTCTGGGTACGTCTGCATTCCCTCGCGGTGCAGCGCGACCGCCTCGGCAAACAGTTGGTCGCGGTCTGCGGCGAGGGCTACTAGATCAATCGCGCCGGTCTTCACCGGCCAGAAGCGGCGTCCCCCCGTCTCGTCGTGCAAGTAGGTGGACTCGTTCGTCGTGCCGATGAACAAGCACTGTCGCGGCTCGACGACCTCGCGGCGACCGTATGCCGGCCGATACCGCTCCGACGTCCGAGAAAGGAACGCCTTCAGCGCCGCTTCCTCCGCGCCCCGGATCGCACTGAGTTCGGCGATCTCGACAATCCATTTGCCCCGAAGATGATTCGACGCTTCCTTATCGAGCCGGACGCTAGGCAGCGAATCGGTGAAATAGTCGCCGCCGAGGATGCGGCAGGCGGACGACTTGCCCGAGCCTTGAGGGCCTTCCAAAACCAACATGTAGTCGGCTTGGCATCCCGGCTCGAAGATGCGCTGCACCATAGCGGTGAGAAACATTTCGCCGATTGCGTCCACATAGAGCGACGAGTCGGCGCCGAGGTAACGCGAAAGCCATTCGTCCGCACGACGCTGGCCGTCCCATTTCAGGCCGGCGAGGTAGTCGCGGATCGGATGAAAGGCGCGCTCGTCAGCCCGTAGGTCGATCGCCTGAAATATCGCGTCCTTCCCGATTCTCGGAAGGCCGAGGCGCTGAAGGTACTCTTGAACGCGAGTTGCGTCCGTATCGCGCACGGGGCGCGGAAGCGAGTCCGGCCGATTGTCGGCAGATCGCGAGCCCGTCGCCGGAAGCTCCTTGATCAGCAGCACGTCGCGCAGCATTTCATCTCGCGCGAAGCATGTCGACAGCGCCGGATCGTTACGCAGCGCCCGCATTGCGTTGGCGAGGTTCGCAATGAGTTGACCGCGATCGTCGCGGACTCCATCTTCAAGCCACGCGGGCTCTGATCTCTTGCGGGCCGCGCTCATTTGAAGCGGCTCCACAGCACGCGCTTGAACTCATGCACGTCCTGAAGCGTCGCGGTGCGCTGACCGTTTACCCGTTTGAATCGGAGCGCGCCCATTCGCATCGCTTCGTTGATCGCGTCGCGCTTGATGCCGCAGATGGCGGCGGCGGTCCCGATGTTCACTCGGCTGACGGAAGGAAGTTCCTCCCCGCCCCGTTGGTCTGTCATGCTGGAAATTTCCTTTTCAAGGTTGCGATCCACATCACGCGGGATCGTGGTTCATTTCGTTGCGCGCCGCCGAGTCAGGCGAGCGCTTGCAGTCGGTATCGGCGGGCGCGGCGATCGTCGGGGCTGCGTCTGCAAGCCGCTCGGCCTCGATTTGCCGTAGGCGCGAGCGTTCTCGTCTGTGGCGGCGCGCCTGAGTCGGCGTCAAAGAGGGCGGCTGACTCACGTCAGGCGGCCTCAGCCATGTCGCTCTGGCCGCACTCCAATTCCGGCAATGGTCCCGCGGTCTTGAGCACCTTGCCGCCGCCGCAGTAGCGGTTCCAAGCGCGGAAAATGTATTCGGCGCGACGGTTGGGGTTGCCGTCCAGTTTGCCGTAGCTCATCTTATCGCGGGCGCTCTTGATCGCGTTGCCCCCGCTGTCTGGGCTGAGGTTGTGTCCGTGCATGAGTTGGCCGAAGAAGTCGTCGACCTTGGCGGGGACGGCTTTCTGTGAAATCGCCCAATGCGCGAACGCCGTGACCGACAGCGCGCCGATCTCGCGCGCGTCCTGTACGGCGTCCATGTGTTCGCCGAGGTCCTTGAACTCGCTCATAACCGCTTCGATCCCGGCAGTTGTCTCCGCCGGCTCCTCCACGACCTCGCCGCATTCGTCGGCGACGCGATAGGCGAGCGTGGCGCCTTGCCGATATTGCCAAATCCAACGCGCGACCTCTCTTCGCCGGCTCCCGACGAATGCGGCGAGCATCTTCCCTAAGGCGTAGATGCTGCGATCACTCATCCTGTTGACGCTATGGCGGATGTTGTAGAACGTGTCCTCGATCTCGGAGTCCGCGAGGAAATCGCGCTCGTCTACGTCGTCTTCCTCGTCCTTGAATGGGACCTCGACTTCGACCGGCGCCGTCCCCGCACTCGCGTCCTCCCGGATCGTCCTTGCCGCTTCGCGCACCGCAGTCGGGCCATCGGCGACAATTGCTTGCTGCTCTTCGACCGGAAGGGACGCTATGGTTGCGGCGGCCGAGACTGAGACGCGGCCCTGTTCGACCGCGGCAATGAGCGATGGCGCGCCTTTTTCAATAACCTCGCGAGCGCGTTCGACGCTGCGCTTGCCGACGTTGAGCAGTTCGGCAGCCTTGGCCTGAGTGATGGCTTCGCCAATTGGCGAACCCTCAGCCGTCTTGTGCTGGTTGTCGCCGACCCTGATAGTCGCCAGTTTCGCCCCGACAACCGATCGCTGACTCTCGTCCATGTGTCGGCGCCGAAGATTTGCGCTGATGACATAGGCAACCGGGTCGTCGCCCTCGAAGACCTCGAAGCTCGGCTCCACGCCAGCGGACTTGCAAGCGAGATAGCGATTGCGGCCGTCCAAGATCATGTCGTCAAGCAGCTTGATCGACTCACGAAGGCCGTGCTCAGCGATGTCGTCGGCGAGCGCCATGAACTCCTTGCCGTCGAGCAGCGGGAAGGCGTCGGCGAGTGGGTGGAATTGAGGTTCGGTCACTGTTGCTCCTTGGCGTTGTGGATCAAGTCGCTCATGCGACACTCCGTATACTGATCTTGGCCGGCGCTGCGGCAGGCATCGGCAAGCCGCCCATGAATGCTTCGAGATCGGCCGGCGCGATGCGACGTCGACCGCAAACGAATGCGCTGCGAAGCGCGCCTGTTTCGATCGCACGTTCAAGCGAGCGCCGGGAGATACCGGCGGCGAACTGCGCTTCTTCAATCGTCAAAGCCACCTTCGCCGGCCAATTGGTTGTCAGCGACATCTGTAAGAACCTTTCTGAGTTTTGCTTCGGCCGGTGCGGCGACGGCCGCCCAAAGGCGGGATTGCGCTCAGGCCGCAAGAAGGCCCTCGCCGTCGAGCTTGACGGCGGGGATGGGGGCCGGGTTGTCGACAACGAGGGTGAGGCTCCGCACAGGGCTGCTTGCGGGCTTTGCCGGCTTTGGCGGGTATTTGGGGCGCTTGGGCAGTTCGGCCTTGCGAAGCGCTACAATCACGCCATCGCGGCGAACGATGGGCTTTGATCCGGCCTCAATCGCCGCGTCCAATTCATCGAGAGACAGGCCGTGTTCGCTGCAGGCTGCGTGCGCGCCGGTGATGGCGCCGGGCAACCGGCACGGTGTCCGCGGCGGCGTTGGCTGGTAGCCTTCGGCGTCGAGGCGTTCCGCCTTGCGGTCGAAGTAGACGGCAGAGTATGGGAACGGCTCGGCGCGCTTGCCCCATGCGATGACGCCGCGGCGAAAGACTTCAAGACCGGGGTCGGTCTCGCGCCGAGTGATGAGGTCGAGCGCTTCGATCGCAAGCTCCTCCTTGTTGAGGATGAGGCGACACGCCACGTCATCGTTGACGAGCTTGCCAAACTCGGTCGCGTCATGGCGGGAGCCCTCGCGGACGCCAGCGCGGGAACGCTTCTCATGGTCGGTGTTCCGCTTCCGCCGAAGCGGTCGGTCCGGCCGAGCGTCGCGGTATATCGACATGCCGACCAGACCGCGACCTCCCGCCTCGTCCGCCTCGACGCCGAAGCTGCCGATCAACAGGTCGTGGGGCATGGGCGCTTCGGGGTGGAAGCTGAAGACGGGCTCGGGAACGATTGGGGAGGGTGATTCCTCTCCCTGCGTCTCGCCATCCAAGGCGTCGGCTTCGCCGTCGTCCGGCCTGAGGCGGTTAGGCTGCTCGCGCTCTACGCGCTTCAGCTCGGCGAGATATTTCCAACTGTGCCACGTCCCATACTCAGACGGGTCCGGTTTGCGAGGCCAGCGGTCCCGCAGCGTGTCGAAAGCGTCCGAAACGCGGCCGGCGAGCGCGGCTGGCGAAAATGAGGCCCTTATTTTACTCGGGTCGTTCGATACGAAATCCGATCGCGTCATGTGTTTTACCCCCGCTCCATCCGCACGGCGGCTCACATGCGGTGAGTCCGCGTACCTTCCTTCATTTTCGGATTGGCGGGCCGGCGAAGGCTCTATGGCCATCGCTCGGCGGGGCGCGGCCCCATCCGCCAATGTTCAGTGGGAGTCACCCGCATGCGAAGCGAAGTTCTCAACCACTGATGCACGTTCTCATTTCTTGCTCTCGGTCGCAAGTCGCGGCGCGACTCGATTCCGGTAGCCACGACATCTCAGCGCCGGCCGAAATCCTCGCTCGGGCCATAAAAATTAGGCCACAGCGAGCGATCTTCGTACACACGAAATGTCCCGGGGCGGTGGATTTGCGGGATAGGGACCGCCGGACAGGGTGGCCACCCCGCGCGTTCAGAGCCGAGTCGGCCGCGCGCGCGGTAGGGTCTCAGTTTGAAATTAGTCGCCGTCGACAAGCATGGCCGCAGATCGCTCTAGCTGCTATTTACCGGGCATGGAACCGAGGTGGCCTCAGCGGAAATGGGTGCTGGCGGGCGCGGGCGCTCTCGCGGGCGTCTGCTTCCTCGGCGCGCTGTTTTTGGCTCTGTCTGGGAGGTCGGACCAGTGGTTTACGTTCGCTTTGGCAGGCGGGCTCATTCTGATCGTTCTCTTGCAACTCGCTCGCCGGGACCGTCCGAAAACCTAAGCGTCAGGTCGGCGACGCGAGCACGTCCAGCCAGGGCCACCCCGCGTACTTGTCGCCGGCTTGGCGTAGATGCGTGTAGCGCTTCAAAGATGCCCATGATCGATGACCCGACACCGCGGCGACGTGCGGGATGTTCAATCCAAGCTCGAAAAGACGCGAGACACCGTCGTGGCGAAGGTCGTGGAAGTGAAGGTCGACGATCTCTAGGACCTTGCAAGCGCGCGTAAAGGCCGCGCTGATGGCGTCAGCACCGAAAGGAAAGATGGCGCCGTCAGAGCGCGGCATGACGCGAATGACTCGCATCGCTTCGGCCGGCAGATCGCACGCCACGTCATTGCCGAGCTTTTCGCCCGGATTCTTCATGTCGCGGACAACGACTCTCGAATTCGCTTCGTCTAGGTCCGCCCATTGAATGCGCGTGATTTCCTCAAGTCGCCGCGTCGAGAAGATCGCGAACGCCGTTATGAGTTGCATCGGATTCGAGTCGGGCCGCCGACGCTTGGCCACCCCGAAATGCTTCATGAGCGCATCGAGTTCGGGCAGGGTAGGGCGGCGGTTTCTCTCTCTCGATTTCGAGGTCAGCCCGAGTCGCTTGGCGACTTTCGCAGCGTCTGACATCGCCTGCGGATCGAGGTCGAATCCCCACGCGGGCTTCGCGATGGCAAAGACGGCCCCTAGATGCGCGAGATAGTTCGCCGTCGTCTGCGGCTTGGCTTTCTTTCCGATCGTCTGGGCGAAGGCGATAATGTCTTGGCTCGCGATTTCTCCGCAGCGTAGGGACGCAATGTCGTGCTGCTTGATTGTCCGAAGCACTTGCAATTTTGTCCTGCCCGCCTGACGTAGCGACTCCGCCGTATAGCGATCAATCGCGTCTGCGAGCGTTGGTGACGATTTGCCGACGCGCGCTTTCGTCAGGCCGCCCGGCTTCGCTAACTCGGCTTCGCGCTTCTTAATCCAAGCCGCCGCGGCCGGCTTGCGGTCGAATGTCTTCGACTGTCGAAAGACCGTTTCGCCTTCGCGCATCAGTGAGATTTGGGCTAAGAAGGCGATCGAGCCATCCCTGCGGGGCCGGTCAATTATCGTTCCCATTTTTACAACACGGCTCCAAATTTACAGCATGTGTTGCAAACGGTATGCGGAATGGGCGAAAATAGCAAGAAATGAGACAGGAAAAATCGTAGGCGTGATGGTGAAACTTGAGATAAATCAACGATCTGACGCGAAATTGCAAGGCTGGCGCTTCAGCGTCGCCCCTATGATGGATTGGACGGATCGGCATTGCCGCGCCTTCCATCGCCTTCTGACGCGCCGCGCGCGGCTCTACAGCGAGATGGTCACGGCGGACGCGGTCATATTCGGCCCGCGCGAGCGGCTGATCGGCTTCGACGCGTGCGAGCATCCAATCGCCTTGCAGCTCGGCGGCGCCGAGCCGAAACGGCTCGCCGAGGCCGCGCGCATCGGCGCCGAGTTCGGCTACGACGAGATCAACCTCAATTGCGGCTGTCCGTCCGACCGGGTGCAGAACGGCCGCTTCGGCGCCTGCCTGATGCGCGAGCCGGCGTTGGTGGGCGAATGCGTGGCGGCGATGGCGGCGGCGACGAGGGTCCCGGTCACCGTCAAGTGCCGCATCGGCGTCGACGAGCAGGAGCCGCGCGAGGCCCTGTTCGCGCTGGTCGAAGCGGTCGAGGCGGCGGGCGCGGCGGGCGTGATCGTCCACGCGCGCAAGGCTTGGCTCGAAGGCCTCAGCCCGCACGACAATCGCACCGTCCCGCCGCTCGACTACCCTCTCGTCTACGCGCTCAAGGCGGCCCATCCGGAGCTGCCGATCGCCGTCAACGGCGGCATCGAGGACCTCGCCGCGGCCCGCGGCCATCTGCAATGGGTCGACGGCGCGATGATCGGCCGCGCCGCCTACCAGAACCCCGAAATGCTGCTCGGCGTCGACCCCGAAATCTTCGGCGAGCCGGCGCCTCTGCGCGACGCCTTCGAGGTTGTCGAAGCCTATTTGCCCTATGTCGCGCGGGAGCTCGCGCGCGGCGCGCGCCTGCACGACATGACGCGCCATCTGCTGGGCCTGTTCGCCGGCCGGCCCGGCGCGCGCCTCTACCGCCAGAGCCTGGCGACGCTGGCGACGCGGCCGGGCGCAGGGATCGCCGAGTTGCGCGAAGCGGTCGGGCGGATCGTGCGCGCGCCGCTCGCCGAGGCGGTTTGAGCCGCTTTCACTTGGCCCTGAGGATCAGCCGCCCGCGCTCGACGGTGTAGCTCTTGAGCCGCTCGAGGAAGCTCATGCCGATGAGGCTCTCCTGGAGCGCGCCGGGCCGGGCGACGAGCGCGCGCACGTTGCGCGCGACGATCGGGCCGACGGCGATGCTGTCGAGATGCGTCGGCGCGGCCATGGCGGCGCCGTTGGCGGTGACGACGTCGACGCTGAAGTCGAGTCCGGCAGCGTCGACGCCGATGCGTCGGGCGTCCTCGGCGCGCAGCACCACGTCCGAGGCGCCGGTGTCGAACAGGAACGCCACGCGCGCGCCGTTGACCACGGCGGGAATGACGAATTCGCCGCCGAGGCGCCGGTTGACGATGACTTCGCCGCTCTTGCCGATCTGCGGCTCGTCGGGCGAGAGTTCGGCCAAGACTCGATCGGCGATGTCGGAGACTTCGAAGCGATAGGCGTAGACGCCGACGAGGCCGAGCATGATCGCCGTCCAGATCGCCGCCCCGCCGAGGATGCGCGCCAGCGCGCCCGGGCGAACCCGCCGCGCCCAGGTCCAAAACAGCCAGCTCAAAAAGGCGACGGAGACGGCCAGCCGCGCGAAACTGCCGTGATCGAGGCCGAGGAGCGACGTTTGCTCGGGAACCGCGAAAAGCCCGATCAGCGCCGCAGCGAGAAACG